GCTACCATCTATTCCACTTGTTCCTGAAGAACCATCTGTTCCGTTGCTACCACTAGTTCCTGAGCTACCATCTATTCCACTTGTTCCTGAAGAACCATCTGTACCATTAGAACCTGAAGTTCCTGAAGTACCATCCGTACCATTAGAACCCGAAGTTCCGTCTGTACCTGAGGTTCCATCTGTACCATTTGAGCCTGAAGTTCCTGAAGTACCATCTGTTCCGTTAGAACCTGATGTGCCGTCTGTTCCATTAGAACCAGAAGTACCATCTGTACCATTAGAACCCGAAGTTCCTGAAGTACCATCTGTACCATTAGAACCCGAAGTTCCTGAAGAACCATCCGCACCATTTGTACCTGAAGTTCCTGAAGAACCATCTGTACCATTACTACCACTTGTTCCTGAGGTTCCGTCTGTACCGTTTGAACCAGATGTACCATCTGTCCCTGAAGTACCGTCGGTACCGTTAGAACCTGAAGTTCCATCTGTACCATTAGAACCAGATGTTCCACTTGTACCTGATGTACCACCTGTTATAGTTACTGTAATATTTCCATTTAAATTATTTGTTACGGTTGCACCATTAAAAGTGATTCCAGATACTGGACTAACTGTCGTTGTACCATCACTAACTTGTAAAGCCGAACCAGAACCTGAAGTAATACCTGTAACTGATACCGCAGTACCATCACTATTATTTAAAGTTAAAGTTGAGCTTCCACTATTATATGTTCCACCTGTTACAGTTCCCGTAAATCCTGTTATAGATAACGTACCTCCTGTATTATTGAATAAATTTAAAGTTGTTGTTCCACTATTATATGTTCCTCCTGTAATTTGCCAGTCAGTACCATAAAATATTTTCCATCTTGCAGTTGCATGTGTAGCCCCACTAACACCTTCAACTGATGAGTCAAACCAAGCATTAACAAAGTTTGTACCCGCAACGGTATCATCATAACACTGATAACCTCCACCAACAGGAACCAAAGAGCCTGCTGTTTCCGCAGCATTCCATAATGCAACGTAGTTGTCAATCACATATTGATAAACTAAATCTACTTCAATTACATAAACAGACATACCCAATCTTCTTCTACCTGAAGAGATTTCGTCACTGTTAATTGTAACCGCATTTGGTGATAACAAAGGCACACCATATTGGTAGTTTATTGGAATGGTATTCCCTGAATACAGGATAGTTCCTGAATCTCCAGGAGGAATTACGAAGTCTAAATCGCTTACCGAGAAGACTTCCATGTATCCACCAATTGAATACACGCTAAAATTTGTTCCCGTATTATTGTTTAATGCGACACTATCTGGTCCATTTAATACAACGTCGGATGTGGGGTTTTGATATTTGAAACTCATTTCTTAGTTTATTTTTTTTATTCTTTATATTAATGTATTACCTTTGAAGTAAATATCGTTTACTGAACCGTTTATTCTAAATGTTGGTGATGTATATGTCGAGTAAACTCTATATACACCTGGAGGTATTGTTGAACCTGTATTTGAAACAGTTAGATTGTAAATTGATGATTGCATATTAACTGCAGTTAACGCATTCGGGTTACTTGCATTGTTATATCCAATCTGGCTTATTTTTTGTCCATTTGTAGAACCTGTAGGTACAATCCATGTATACCACGCATCTCCGTTAGTTGTTCCCGCAGAAACTTGATAAGTTTGGAATAGATATGCCGTAATTGGATTTCCGTAAGCATCATTTCCACCTGATACACTTGAAGTTATACCTGTTCCAATTGCTGGTGCATTTATTGTCCATCCTGAATACTGAATGTAATTATTCATTTGTGTGTTGTATGTTACAGGATTACTTGAAATTGCAAGTCCATTAGAGAATCCACGGAATACACCAGGTGAACCAACTGAAAGGAACCAATTACTAAATTGCGTATTTGCAGATGTCGGCTCAATGAATAAGTAAGCTGGTAAAGCTTGAGGTGGTGTTGCAGACGGTGTTTGTGTTGGTGTACTTGTAACTGTTGGAGTCTGAGTTGGTGTACTTGTAACTGTTGGAGTTTGTGTTGCAGTATTTGTTGGTGTTACACTCGCAGTATTAGTTGGTGTATTTGTAGGAGTAGCGGTATTAGTTGGTGTTACACTTGCAGTATTAGTCGGAGTTACAGTCGCAGTATTAGTTGGTGTGTTTGTAGGAGTTGATGTGTTAGTTGGTGTTACACTTGCAGTATTTGTTGGGGTATTTGTAGGAGTACTAGTATTAGTCGGAGTTACACTCGCGGTATTTGTTGGGGTATTTGTAGGAGTTTCTGTTGGAGTACTAGTAGGAGTCTCTGTATTAGTTGGTGTTACACTAGCAGTGTTAGTTGGTGTTACAGTCGTAGTGTTAGTTGGAGTTGGAGTTGATGTTGATGTATTAGTTTGTGTCGGAGTCTGAGTATATGTTGGAGTTTGTGTTGGAGTTGGAGTTTGAGTTGCAGTCGAAGTCTGAGTATATGTTGGAGTTTGTGTTTGAGTAGGCGTTCCTCCTGGTGTTCCTGTGTTTGTAGGAGTAGGTGTTGGAGTCGAAGTTTGTGTTGGACTAAAACTTGGCGTTTGGGATGGTGTCGGACTGTTACTTGGTGTTTGTGTTGGAGTTGTTGCTGGTGGTGTTACACTAGGTGTTGGCGTCACACAATCTAATGTTACAACAACACCATTTAACATTTCTGTTCTTGTCTGTGCCGAATAAATTGGAGTTGTTAATATTGAATCAACATAAACATTAAAAGGCCCAATAGCATTAGATGTTGAAGTTAATCTTACAATATAAGTTGAACACCCTGAAACAGTCAATTGCTGAGCAATTTCATTATTACACCCAGGAGCAGTATTGGTTACAATTATGGAATATGTTGACATCCGCAGATTTTATTTAATAAATACCACGGAATATTATTTAGTAGAAATTATTTAATTAAAAAAATGGTATATTATTTTTTTAAGTTTCAATTGAAAAAATGGAACATGCACAAGATGAATCCTCAATGTTTAAGTTGAAAGTACAAGAAGCTTCTTGAATTGTAATATCAACCACACAAGATACAAGATTAACAGTAATTTCAAAAGAGCATCCAAAAGTACAATCAAGAATTTTAAATATTTCACAACCATCCGCATCAACAAGTATCAACATTATTTGTGGTGCTGTGTTAAAAATAGTTGGAATCACACTATTATATGAAACTGTCGGAGGAACAGGACCTGGGTCGATTGTTCCAAGCCATGACCTATTGTTTCCATAAACATCTGCTATGTAAACGCTAATTGGGTAACTCCCCCCTGTAATATAGTCAATTCTTACTTGTGTCATGTTAAGCACATAATGTCATAGTTAATAACTAGTTCAACAATAATTTCTTGACCATTCAACGAATTATTACCCCTACTTGTTTCAATAGTTATTTGATTATTTAATTCATCTATTGTTACACGCCCAACACCTGTTATGCTAAGAAGTAAATTTCTAATAGTATTATACCATAAATTATCACTTGGTGCATTAATTAAAGATGTTGCAGTAAAGAATGAATTTGTAACAACAGTTCCTAAAGGTTGAACTGTTACTTTGGCTGTAAAAATAGCACTAACTAAATCACAATTTGTGTTTCCTGCGGTTAAATCACTGTAACCCTCATTCAACATTTGTAATAATCCCAATTTTGTTGGTGATTGAACTTGGAAAACCTCAGACCCCATAACATAACTTTGATATGACGCATATGATTCGAAACAATCTATTGTCGCAGTTCTTTTCAAAGAACAACCATTATCATCTACAATTGTCACACTATATGTTCCCGCAGTTAAACCTGTCACTTGTATTTGTTGTGGATTACTTGGTATATTATCTGACCAAGTAAATTTGAATGGTGGCGTACCTGACGAAATGAAAGTAGTTATTGAACCATTATTACCTGTACCACAAGAAGTTGAATAAACTGAAAAATCTAAATTAACACTTGGACTAACGTAAACTTGTTCTGTTTGTGTACATCCTGATGCATCTGTTACAGATATTGAGTGTTGTCCAGCAGCAACATTTGAGAAAGTAACTGCAGATAACGTAGTATCATATACGTTAACCGCACCATTATCTAATGAATAATCAAAAGGAGATAAACCTCCAACAGATTTGGTAACTGTTATACTTCCATTATTTTGATTACAACTTGTATCAACTGTTGATGTAGTTATTGTAAAACTATCTGTTGTAAATAATGTTTTTTCTGTAATATAAGCACACCCTGTTGAATCTTCTGCCGCTATGGTGTAAGTACCTGAATATAAATTTGTAAACACGTAGGTTGTAAGAGAGTTACTCACTTTCAAGCTGTTTCCGTTAGGGTAGATTAGTGTATATACATAAGGTGCAACACCTCCATTAACCGTTATTGAAATTGAACCATTAGTACTTGAACAAGTTGACCCAACAGCACTTACATCTACTGAAGTAATTCCTGACGGTGCCAATAAATTTGTTCCCACACTAAATGAACATAACCCAGCATCAGTCACTAAGAAATTATATTGTCCTGCAGGTATGTTTGATAACGTATATGTTTGAGAATATGAAATTAATACATCACCTGTAGATGCCGAATAATAATATGGGGCAGTTCCTCCTGTTACTGTCAAACTTATAGAACCATCACTTGAAAAACATGTTGGCTGTGTTGAATTGAATACACCAAATCCTACGGGTGGTACATCAGTTACTGCAGTAGATTTTGTTAATGAACATCCAAGGCTATCTGTAACTTGAACTGAATACGTTCCCTTTGTTAAACCTGTAGTAGTACTTCCTGTATCACCATTATTCCAAAGATATGTGTAAGGTAACAAACCTGTTTGTCCTGTCACAAATATCTTTCCAATTGGAGTACCTCCACAACTTGAATTTGGGACTGTATATAATCCAAAATCAAATGGCATTGACTCTTGAACAATAAAGTTAGACGTTTTAGCAGTACAACCCCCTAAATCTAAAACTGTTATGTAATAGGTTCCTGCACTCAATCCGTTGAAATAGGCTTCAGCAACATTTGTGGTTGCCGAACTAATGAAAGTGTCAGCAGAATTAAATAAATAAAAATTTGTAGATGAATAATTTGATGTTGATGTTGCAGTTACAGCACCATTATCAAAACTACAAGTTGTATTTGCAACTCCTAAAATACTTCCACAAACACCACTTGATACAGGTATATTAATATAAAAGGAAGCGTTTGTTGGTAATGTGCTATCGTTTACCCTAACCGAGTAAGTTCCAAAGGGTAAATTTGTTTTTACATCTGGCTCTGTTGTAATTGTGTCTGTTGGAAACACTGGGTTTACCCATTGTACGGTATACGGTGGCGTACCTCCTGAAAGCAATATTGATATCGCTCCCGAGCTGTTGTGACTACAATCACCTGTTGTGTTAATATTATACCCGAATACTATAGGTGCCGCCATTAGTTTTTACAATTTATATTTAAGTTAATCCCCACATTTAAAGTAACACTTTCCTCTAAATTCTTCGGTTCACAAGTCATACTATTGATTGTCAAGTAATTACCTTGTAGGTAATAGTTGAAACCAAAATCATATAAGTTTGGTAGATATCTAATTAGAGCGTTTCTCCAACGAGTATTTGTCGGAACATCAGTTAATCCATATCCCGTATAAAACTCTTCAAATATGATTATATCTCCGTTTATTCTTAAGTCAACATACCATTGAGTTGATAGTGAATTTTGAACACAATCATTCAAAGTAAGCCCGCTTGAAGATAAATAAGAATTTAATTTATTCATTAGAATACTACTAAAGTTAGAAACCGTAACGTCTCCGTTCAACCAAGGGTAGATATAAAAATCAACATATTCAGTTGAACAAGTATATTGGAATATATTTGCAATTATATAACAAGGGTCTACAGGGACAGGAATGAATTGACAGCCTCTTTGTCTTCTATAAACAAACTTTTGCTTTTGTAGAATTGAATTTTCAAACTTAACTCCTCCTTGCCAAATTGTTGTGGCAGGAATCATTTGTTCAACAAGTTTTGTCCAATATGGACCGATACCTTCTACATAATCAATTAGTTTTTGATAAGTGTATTTGTTATTTGGTAAACCTACGGTCTCTTCAGACTCAATATACTTCCACCATAAAGATTGTAGTGTTGGATATCCTCCTGTCTTACCATCAGTTATATATTGTCTGTTTCTAACATTAATCATGTTTTCCCAAAATGTTTGAGAGAACTCGAAGAATGTTTTTTTCTTTGGCTTAGGGTCAACATAAGTCCAGTCAACTCCACCTGGTACAGGATAACCAACAGTTAAACCTGATTCAGGAATCGGATAGTCATATTCTACGGATTGTGCCCATACATCATATAAAAGACCTTGACCAGGATTTAAGAATAAATCTACGTTTTTAACATTCAGGACTAATTTTTCATTATCAACGAAATAATACGCGTTATAGTCACCATCAGTCGACACTCTTATTTTATTGTCTTCTTCTAACCATGATTTTTTATTATCCGTAATTTTTCTAAGTTTAAACCCTTCTGTCATATAAGGGAAATCTCTATATCTATTCAAATATGTTTGTCCATATGTGAATGGTTGTAATTGATTTTGTATGTCATAGTTTTGTCCCGTATAAACTAATCCAGTAACTTGTACAGCATCTGGACTTCTGTGTTGTGGCGTTGTTTCATACCAACCAGAACCTATTTGGAAAAAGTATGTTTCAGTATCAACAGGGGCTTTAGGATATCCTAATGCATCCATAGGATAATTCTCCAATGTTATGTTAACATCTTGATAAGTTGAGTTTGTTGTAAATGCTGTAAAGGTTTGTCCTTTTACTTTATAGGTTCCCCCAATTTGATATGCTGGTTGTACATCAACATATGTACCTCCTGAAATTTGTACCCATTGTGAGTAGAACTGGTCCAAATTAATTCTTTGGTCTGCAAGGTAAATGTGTTCATTATATTCAATCAAAGAATCAGGTGCACCTATCATTCTTAAAATAAATTCAACTGACCTTCTTGTACCTTTAGATTTAAAAAGGTAAGCTGCATTCAAAATTAAATTTCTGTAGAAGGCGTAGTTTAATTCTGTCGGAGTCAAAGCTCTAGCATAACCAGGATAAGTTGGTGTTGATGTGTTACCAAAAACAGAACTTAAAAAATCTTCGTTCGTAATTGGTGAAAAGTTTGAAGTCCATCCCAAAGTTTGTGATAGATTAACTAAAAGTTGTGATGGAATATCATTTGATGGATTATAGTTTACGGAGTTCATATACGCCAAAGCATCAATGAATTGTTTTACTTGGTCGAAACTTCTACCATATATTTGAAATATTTTTTCAACCTTTCTTCCTAACGTATCAAACTCTTTTAATGAATCACTTATCAAAAATCTTGATATTAGATTTGTCTTGAATGAATCAAGATTTACCGCAATTGCTTCCAATTGAGTTAAGTAATCATCAAACAAAAATGACCTAATATCTAAATTCCATCCGCCGTCTTTCGGCCAAGTTACTTGTTGATATGCAGTATAAAACTGACCATACTCATTTTGTTGTGGTACTTGGAATATTGCAGTGTATTCTGGTCTAACTAATCTATTAACAAGAAATTGTTCTACCTCATCAAAGCTTTCAGAGAAAACTTTGTCAACGACTAAATCATTTGGTCTTATTTCATATTGGTCAATTGTCGTACTTGCCGTTGTTCCAAACGGGTCTCCCGAAACTGTAAGAGATATCTTACCACTACTTAAGGTGGTTGATGGTGCAAAACCTACAACTTTGTAAATGTTATCATTTATACTAACACAGTAGTCTAAAAAAGTATTATATAAGTTTCTATATGGAGAAACTTGAATCTCTCTGGCATTTAAATTAGTTGCTGCACTTATTGAATAATCAATGTCGAATGGATTAAGTAATCTATCAACTGAAACATCAAAAAAGGTTTCATCTAAATCTTTACTATAAACAATGTTTTCCGCTGTGTATCCTGTTGAAAACTCTTGGTTTGTATACACCACATCCAAAGCCGCAGGAAAATAATTAATTATTTTTGTTACCGATACTTGAAATCTTTTTGACAACGAACCATACATTGAAAAGTTAAGAACTTGTGATACATCATAGTTAGGATAAACCCTAAATTGTGTAGCCATGATTCTTCTACTCTCAGCTAAATCTTCAATACCCATCGCATCCAATGTCATTGGTTCAGAAAACGCTCCGACATTAAATTTTCTATTAACCTTTTCGGTAACTGATGTTGTAAACTCAAAGTTACCTTGTGTCAATCCACCACCTTCAACAGTTTGTAAACCTACAATGTTGTCAAAGGCAGTTGCCGCTCCACTACCAGGTCTTGGAGGATAAAAATATTTGGTTGATTTTAACGTTGTCGGCATTAGCTAGTTATATTTGTAAAGTTTTTACTGAAATCAATATTATTACCTCTACTTTGTCTAACCTCATACAACAATGCGTTAAATTGGTCTCTAATTTCATATAAGTTGTATTGTCTGTATATGTTATTAGCTGAGTCGTAGATTGTATAGATACCATCATCCATAGATTTAGTTTGATTACCGTAAAGTGCAATCGCAAGAGATGATATATCGTATTCAACCATATCAATTTCTAATGTAATAGGATTGAAAAAAGTATTAGATATAATAATATCTTGGTCTGGCTGTCCAATATATGGTGTCGCGTTTGGTTTGTTTGTAGGTGATGATGATGGTGATAAAGTTAAAAATATTAAATTCGCATCTCCATCAACATATCTATATCTTATCGCTTTTTGAGTCGTGTTTACTTGGTTTGTAACTACTGGTTCACAAAAGAAACAAGATGTAACAACTCTGAAAAAGTTTGGTATTTTAGAACCATCAGGATTCAAATATTCAACTCTGAATCCAACTAATCCTTGAGGTACAAATTTGTTTTGGAATTGAGTTGGTACATTGTTAATGTCAATTACAATTCCTTTTACATTTGGTAGTGCACTTAAAACACCACAATCGGTAATAACTGTTCTTATTTGGGCTGGTCTTAAATATAATGTGTAGATTCCAAGTGCATTGAATTGTTCGGCTGGTAAAGTTAGATTATATAATCCACCTAAAACTTCAACTCCTGAATTACCACCTGTTTCAGTGTTATTGAAGTATGGTTTAAGTAATGTTTGAGCATCAAGTGTTGTTAAGACGAAAGCATCTGTAACATCTCTAGTTGGTGTGTAATTCATGATGATTTCAACATCTTCTGGTGAAACATCACTTGGTCTTATGGTACCGTATGAACCTATTGCCATAGTTTGTTATTTTTTAATAAATAGTTTAAGCTTTATTTTCAACATTAAAGAATCCATATCCATAATTAATCATATCTCCAAGATTATCAACTTCTCCAAGTCTTTGAACTCTTTCGTATGCACTGTTTTTTCCTCTTTCAACAAATACATCAGATTGGATTTGAGGTTGGTCTATAACTCTTAATAAAACCTCTTCTTTTGTGATTGGAACTGCAGTTAAATTATATTCTGTGAATCCTGATGATGGTTCAAAAAATATTGTTGTCCCATCATTGTAATCATAATAGTTTATTTCTGTAATTGTATACGCGGTATAAACATCGTTTATATCCGTTACAGCACCCCATATTTGACCGTTAGCAACTACAGGTACCCCAACTTGGAATTTTGGTTCTCCGTATTGTTTTAACTCTTGTATTCTCGATTTGGTTATCCCTGAAATTGTATATGGTACCGTGACATAATTTTTTGATGTTTGTGGTTCAACAAGGTTTACCGCATCTCCTGAAAATATGTAATCATAACTTACAGGTGTTTGTAACCAATTACCACCTGAAGGAGTGAAAAAACATTCTCCATTTGGGTTATTAATTACCACCTTAGTGTAAGGTGTTGTTATTGTCTTAGAAACATTTGTTATTCCCCAAGGATTTGTTTGTTGTAGTGTTATGGTATATTGTTTGCTTGCAGTTGGATATGTATGACTTAAGGAATTTGGTGTATATCCTGTAATAACTTGTTTTGCAGAACCATCACCCCAATCAACAACATATGCAGATAGTTCCAAAAACTTTTGAAATTCACTTGATGTATTGTATATGTTATACACATAAGGATTTTCAGTTGTCGATGAAAATATAAAATTTGTTACAACATCTTTTTGTAATACAGCACCATCAAATGGTGAATAATAACCTACATCATATGCCGTTTGTGTTATTAAAAAAGTAAGTGTCAAACCTGTTAACAATGATGTACCTCTCGGTCCACTCGAAACCAATTGACTCATTCCTGAATAAACCCCAACTGGCACACCTCTATAGTCAACAACTGTTAAATCAGCTTCAACATTTTCAGGTGATATAATGAATTTGTAGTAATCTTGTGACATACTATGGGTTTACATATTCAAACCATTTTATGGGTATTGTTGTCCCTACTCTTTGGTCTTTGGTATTAAAAACTTGATATGTGTGGTTCACATAATCTAGTTCAACTCTATAATAGAAATATTGTGTACTATCAAAAGAATACTTATCTCCACTAATAAGAGCCTGTGGACCATTTGTTAAATCCACTGGGTCCGTTGTTTTACCTGTCATCATTTTAGTAAACTGACCTGTCTTAGCATTGTAAAATTTGGCAGTCATATAAAATGTTTTGATATCCAAAAAGTTTCTTTTCTTTAACCAATAGATAAAAAACCCTTCTTTGTCACCAACATAATTCAAAACAAACTTCGGCTTCTTAATTGTAACAGGCGTTCTTTGCATCATCGCATCCATCTTCAATCCCTGTTGTGTTGGTAAAATTATTGTGATATAATTGTTCTGTCTTTTTTCATCAAACGTGTCATACAAATCAAGTTTAAAGAATGAATTGGTATAATTGTTTGTGTAATAATAAATTTCTTGAGTTGTAAATCCTTCACTTCTGTAGTCCAATCTCCAGTTACTCAACGTATCTAAAGAACCACCAGAGTAGAAATAAAACTCATAATTAACTTCTGTTGAATCTGTAGACCCTGTTGCTGGTGCGTGGTCAAATCTTGTTACTTCAAAGTCTCTACCAACACCAATTACTTGCGTAATCACTTCACCCTCATATTCATCAATAGCCATGTCCAAACCCAAATAATCCCACTTTAGTTCAACAGGTATTGTAAGTTGTTTGTCAGTAAACGCGTCTCTTCTTAGTTGAATCTTATTCACACTCATCAATCAATGGTTTAATGGATTGGTTAACTCCAAGTAAATTAGAGTTAAAGTTTATTCCTTCAGGTATTAATCTAAATACAAAATCTTTGAAAGGATATTGGGCACTATTGAAAAAAGGATAGTTAACTCCTCTACCAAGGTTATCAATGAATCCGTAGGTATACAAATCTCTCCATCTAAATTGTTCATCAGACTTAGAATAAAAAGAATAACTTGGAACATTATCCACAGAATTTGCGTCCGCAGTTTCAATATAATCAGAAAATACTCTAATTGTCATTGAATTGTGTGGGGTATAATAAAACCCTGGCGAGTTAGTACTAATTGGTGATGTTGTTTGAAATATATCTTGATTATATTTTATCTTTTGATAATAAGGTGAAACAACTCTTTCAATTTGTTCATAATCATTCCACTCACAAAAATCTCCATCGAGAACATCATCCCTTTTTAAATCTAAATTAAAGTAAAATATCCTATTTGATTTTGTATATGAAGATACTGATATGTTTGTATTCGAATCAATATTATTTTGGTCCCACCAAGTACTTGATTTTTTATTCAAATTGAACTTCCACCCTTGTTTCAATCCAATACCATTGTAAGGTTGGTTAAAATAACCAGTATAACCTTTATTGATTACTGTTAAAAATAATTCACTTACAGGTCTTTTTTGGTTATCAAGTATATTTTTTAAATCCAAATCGTAATTAACCGTGAAGTCATAAGCATTACTACTTGTCAATTGGGAAACTCTAGAAACGTTATTTGGAGTTAAGGAACTAAATTCAAATTTCTTTAATTCATTAAATACATTTTTTTCAAAACCAGCCCTTGTAACAATTACATCATCCACATTTGTAAGAACTTTGTGCTCTCTTACATAGTACTTTGATTTTGTTTCAAGTATGTTATCAGGATTAATAATTCTTTTGAATGTACCTGTAATATTGTTTGCAAAAGTATTACCAGTATAACCTACATTATATATGTTAAAAATGTATTCATCACTTTCAGTTAGTCCATTACCTAAAGAATCAACTTGGAAAATGTTTATTTTTCCATAATAAATTGATAGTTCTACATATTCACCAGGCGTCAATCCATGTGGTGAAATGCATTGAAATGAAATTAATCCGCTACCGTTTTTGGTATAATTATTAATTGAAAAAGGTATCCCATCTGATGCAACCCAATTGAAATTACTATTATTAAGTGTTGCAGATAGTTTTGATTCATAGTTGTTTTTATACGCATATGTGATATAGTAAGTCCAATTGTACGTGTATGCACTTTTAGCTTTATATACTATATGTTGGTCAGAAACATCGGGTCTGAAAAAATCAAATTCATAGTATTGAGGTAACCCAACCCATGTTTTACTTGCTGTTGATTGTAACGCATTAGCATAATACAAGTTGTATTGAAATGGTAAATAAGTTGTTGTTCCTGTGTATGTATTTGCATATATGTATGTTGCCTTAAACGTAGGTCTAAAAACCGTGCAGGCTTGTCTCTCATCATCAAAAACTTGAGCCAAACTAACCGTTTGACTTCTATCGAACTCAGTAATTTGAGCACTTTGTTCTTCGAGAGTTATTGAAATCTCTTCATCTACAGCTGGTGCCCCAATGTATCTTAATTGACTTGGTATGATAGTATAGTTATTCAAGTATTGAGTATTTTCGTTTAAATGAATCTAATGCAGATTCACCTTTAACCGTACCAAAATAAAATTGATAAGGTGCACCAACCATAAATCTACTATTTGTTGCCGCTACTGAAGAATATTGTCCTGTTCCGTTTACACTAAAAATGTACCCTCTTTGATAAGTGTCATTATTTGATGGAGCAGAATCACTTTGAAAATATGTTGGTTGAGTTCTTATAGTCCTATCTAAAGATTGATAATATTGTGTGACAATATCACCTGTGCCTGTTGCCCAAGAATTATTTTGAGTACCAAAAATAGATGGTTTTTGTGGGTTAGTAACTTGTTGCCATTGATAGAATGGAACTTGTTGTGATTTTATTCCATATGGATACGGAATGTAATTAGCATTATCATTCAACCTAAAATCAATTCTACCAGGTGTTAGATAATCTTTTGTTTGTAAATTTTGAGTTGTTGATGAAAACCAAACAGCAATGGCTGGGTCACCAGCATTACCTAAAATAGTTGTAGGTACAAAATAAGTGTCACCAACAGGAGCTGGAGCATTAGGTGGAATGTCATAATATTCTGGTGAAAATTTAATAACACCAATTTCAGAATTTATAGACATCATTTGAGCCAAATCTCCATCGATTCTTTTTTCTGGTCTTGAAAATAATTGATTCAACGAGTTATCACCAAATTGTAATATTTGAGCTAAAAATGATTCATCGGTCATTCTTGAAATTGCAAATAAATTTACTAAGTCAGAAGTATCACCATAACTTGTGGAATCTAATTCTGTCATGATATAGGCATTTGTACTTGCATCAAATGTTATTTCTCTATAAAAATAATCTTTCATTCCCAAATTAATTATTGTTGTTGGGAATAATAGGTTAGTTTTATTCACTGCTTTAGTTTGTGTTGCACTTTTCCCAATAAATCTATTTTGAGTATCACTGTACGGACTACTTCTATAATAAAAGTTTGTTGTTTTTTGGTCGTAGTATATTATATCAAGACAATAATTAGAATATGGTTTATTCTGTTTATCATAATACGTGTCAACTTGTATTGGAAACGCATATAAACTACCATTCACCCAATTATTTACGAAGGATTGGGCAAGAACTCCTCTACATAATCCATAGAAAAATCTAAATCTGAATCCCCACTCCGCAAAATTACCTAAGTCTTTCTTTAAATCCGTCAATGGTTGTCTAACAAAAACATAACATCCATTTTCAACCGCATCTTTAGTAGTACAATCTTGATTAATTTGGAATTGAGAACCAAATCCAGTGTAACAATCTAATCCAACCATTTTCTCACAGTTGAAACTTTCCAATACACTCACTGAATTCGCCAAACCTTCAATGTCAGGTGTTACTTGTTCAGCTCCTGTTGTGAATGCAACCGATGTTATATCACCACCTGAGGTATCTATTAAATACATTCCAAAATTTATGTTTTGTTGTAATATACTTGGGTTGTTGTCCCAACTACCTCCATCAAGAAGGTCAGAACTAGGTAGTCTATCTGTCCTCATGACATTCAAAGATGCATTATTAATTAGAAAAGGATTGGATTGTATTTGAGGTAATAGAACTTTAGTATAATAATATTGCCCAAAATTATTGTAAGGTGCTCTTGCAACTACATTAGGATAATCACCTATCTTCATAATTCCCATTCCAGAAACATCTTCACTAATATCATACGTTGCACTGTTTTGAGCATTATCATAATATCCACTTGAAGATAAGCTAACTACCGTATTTGAATAGGTTGCCATGTATGATGGATTATAGTTTGAAGCGTCTAGTGAACCGTAATATCCAACCAACGTAGTATTAAAACCTGAATACTGATATCCTGGTGTTGTGCTACTAGCAATACCTGGACTAAAGAAATAGGATTGATAATAGATATCAGTTTGACTATTAAAAGGTTGAACAGATATTGAAGGGTTTGTCAACTTTTGAATAGGTATATTTATCCTTGTAGTTGCGGTTACAACAAATTTAGGGTCATTTTCGTTACTACCAAAAATATTACCTAAATTATATTCATTTGTATATAAAGGTGAGTATGGGTCTACCCCTCTTTGTAATATCAAAACATATTGTTCGTTAAATCCTTCAAAAACGTCCGCAACTTTAATTGAATCTGTTTTAAATATTTTTCCACCAATTCCTAAGAGAAGTTTCCACCAATCAGTAATCATAGGAGTGTCTATTACATTAGGAAATTTTTGTGGTGAAGAAGTATTCCAAATTTTAACAGCATCTGAAATTGTTATTGCCGTAACTACCTGAAAATATTCCACATCTGAAGGGAATTTGTAGTTTGTTTCTGTAGAACCATAGGGTAAACTATATGTCACCGATGTATCAGAGTATTGTCCTGTTGCATAAGTTAGATTTATTGATGTTGACCCACTACCATTGTAGGTGGTACCGCTAATACCTGTTACAGGACCTGTAGGTGTGTTAGCACTATAGGACCAGTTTACGTCTGTAGTACCTGTTGGATTGACTGTTGTTAATAAATCTCCCGCGGCAAACTGTTGATTTGATAACAATGTAATTGTATTGTCAAAGTGAAAATTATTAACGTTTGAATCTTTTGCAAAAGTTACTTTAATTTTATTGACACCTGAAAAATAACTACTCCTTTGATTGAACAAGTTAATTCTTTCACCCAACGGAAGTGTTTTTGATGAAGCAAAACATTTTACTAATAAGTCACTAGGTAAATCAGTTATGTTGGATACGGTATTTTTATATATTGCTGAGTTACTAATAAATGCTTTACCCGCAAAACCAGCAGTTGCTTCACTAAGATTTGTTGCTATAGTGACAATATTTTCTTGTGGTTCACCTGACAAAATAACTTCAAATCCCGCCTGATAATAATTTGGTGAAGATAAATAAGTTAATATACCATTACCTCCAGAATTTTCTTGTCTACTTGGAGTAGTAGTAACATTTTGTGAACATTCGCAAGCCTGACATTCAGGGTAAGTTATCATTGGTAACTTAAATTTTGGGTTTTCTTTACTACAATATTTTTTCCACCTCCTGAATGGATACCAAGTGATTGCTATGATACTAAATCCAATTCCAGATAGCCAACATAAAAAATCATAAAATAGATTTCTTATGAAATATATTACATGAGCAATGATTAAAACAATCATTCCAACTGGTTGTAGTATTGTAAAAATTAATGAAAACAGGAAAAATAAAAAATCAAAATTTCTAAATCCGTCGTTAACAGGAAATTTGTTTACACTTGCTGAACAATCATCACTATCAATTTCTTTGATGCCAATGAATCTTCCTTTATTCCCTTTTTTGTATTCATCAATTAATCCTGCAACAGTATAAACTCTATTGAATTGGAACTCATAGAATGTATCTTCACAATCTATTGCGGTATTAAGTTTATCTAGTTTAAACTGTCCACTAAATCCATTAGTATATCCACTCCAATCTAATCCAAAATAATAAGAACTAGAAAGTTGTTTGTTTGCTGTAGTACCTGTTGCTTGATAATTTGGGTCACTAGTTGTTGAAGTCCATCCGTACTCTCTAACATTTGGAACTAAAAAATACCCTCTTCTAACTGATTCCGTTAACGTTGGTGGTTGTTGCCATTTAACTTTAAATCTATATTTGGCTTTGGTTGGAACTCCAACGTTTGGGTCATTGGATAATACTTTTTCACCGAACTCATTTGTATAAATGTAATCCAAATTCATGGGTAATTCGGTCAACCATACTCCATTACCATCAATTATATTACCCGCTTGCTCTAATTCATATTGTTCCAAAACAGGGTTACCTTGTGCATCTTGTCCAATTGTTTGTCTAATTGCTAAGATTTGTCCAGGTCCTGATTGTAAGGAACACATATTACCCATATTATCTCTTGGTTTACATCCCGCAACAGAAAATATTCCTGCATATTTAAAACCTGGTCTAATCCTCATATTATCAGGTGATGAATATAATGAACCCATGAAAGTAGATGTTGGTTGAATATCAATATTAGCATCATTTCTTAAATCAAAATCAACTCTATTAATTGCTAGTTGACATAATTCAGGGTCACCCCAAAGAGGTGAAACATCCACATATTTTGTAAGAGAAACTATTTGTGGTAGTGAATTTAAATCTGTTGATGTTCTAAATTTATTTCCTGAAACTTGAGCTTCTGTTGCTCTACCCATTCTAATTAAATCTTGAGGTGTTAATGAAAACTCACCAATATCAGAAAGGTCTACATCCATTACTAATTGTTGAGCACCTTGAGGTACTCCCATAATCATGTAGTCACCACTCTCGTTTGTTTTAGAACTAAATTTATAGTACTTGTCAAATATCTCTACCGCAGTTGAACCTGTTAAAGCGTCGTTTCTTGTTGGTAATGTTCCTGTCGCAGCGTGTTTTGAGTATGATTTTTCGTAAGGTAATAAATTGTATCTATATCCGTCTTCGTTTTTATCAGCTGGAGATTTGTAAGGATATATACTTGAAATAATCGGGTTTGATTCATCAATACTACTAATAGGTATAAAAACAGAAATTCTAGCATTCGGAAGTCCTAATCCATTGTTTGCTGTAACCCTACCTACAATCACACCATAATCCGCACAACTTTGAGGGTAGATATCTGCTTGTTGGATTGCCAATGACAATATCTCCAAAAAATCGTACTCTTGGTCTAATTGGACGTTGATAGTTTTATTGACACCCTGTTCTGTTCTTATTCTGTATGATTGACCCATTAAAGTCCTTTAGTTAATAAATAGTTTATGTGGAATTTTTAAAGAAACCTACACCCTTAAAATATAAACTAAAAGAGAAAATAATAAACCTGTTAAGATAAAGTAACTGATTGGAAGTTCTTAACTGAAACTCTAATGTCTTTAGAAGGATATCTTACTTGATATACTTGTGATGGTTGAGCGAAGATTGTATCATCAATTGGACCGATTAATTTGGTTTCAGGGTCTGAATATTCCATTGATGTTTCAGCCGATGAATATTGTCCTCCAACTTCATTGTAAACATCAATATTAGCTACGGTTAAAACACCATTTGTATTTTGAATAATACTACTTAATTCTGATAGATATACGTTCTGTCCAAGTTGTCTTGTTTGTGGATTTAAGTATGTTGATACTTTATCAATAACGTCTGAAATAACTTGTCCTGAATTTTGTGCTGAGTCCAACACAATAGAAACATCCATACTCAAATCAATAACCTCTGCAGTCAATATTGAAATATAGTCATTCATCATTCTATAGTTAGAAAGATAATTAGCAATATTTTGTCTCAAAGTATTTGACACAATACTTGTTAACTTACCTGAAGAATCATAAGATAATATTTGAATTAATATCTTATTGTCGTTTTCAGTGATTGAAACTTTTGCAGGTGCCCCAAATTCTGATGGCATGTTTCTTATTATGGATTCATAGTCCTGAACAGTAACGGCTCTTTTTTGTGCTGAAAAGTTAAAAGAAACATAGTTTCTAATTTCTTCCAATGAAGGTACACCAGCACCTCCAATCGCAGCAGTAACGTTATTACATCTTAAAGAATTGACAACAGCTGAGTTTGTAATTTCTGATGGTCCATTAACAAAGAACGAAACGGTACCAACTTGATTGATAACATTTGTTCCCAAGTTAGTTGCTAAACCACCACCAACTCTATACTGAATGAATAATGTAGAGTTTGGAGTCAATGCTGAACCTAATGAAAAGTTGTTTGAGTATCTTTGTAAATCAAGAGTTGCTCCAACTGTTGTAAATTGGTCTAAGGCATCTTGTGCTGTGTTTGTTCCCCCGCCAAAAGTCATTTTCTTAAATCCTTCAGGTGTATATTCTGTAATAAATCTATTTTGAGTTTGGATGTATCTTCCAACTTTAATACCTGGTTGGTCTGATACTTTTGTTGGGTCTTCAACAAAAACTCTATCTTCGGCTAAGGCATCTACTTCATACCACCTATTTGAAGCCCCTAAAAATTCTGCAGTTGTTGGTACATTTGTATAATCAGTTCCACTCTTTAAAAGTACACTTGTGATACCTAACACATTCTTTTCAGGTAAAAATAATTCGAAGAAAGGTTTAACATCATTTGGAGTAATAACTCTCTTGAATACTTTTGTAATACCATTAACAACAACTTCTCTCTTTGTAATTGTATAGTTAACTAAAACGTTGTTTGCATTGAAGTTTGGTATTTTAAGTCTATTTGGAAAACCTTGGGCGTTATATGGTGAAGTGAAATCAACGTCGTAAATGTTTTCAAATACTATACCCGCTCCAACAACTTGAGAACCTCTTAATAAAGTTCCAAGATATCTTTCATCTTCTTTATCTCCAAAAGCTGGTACTGTGATAGAAAAATCAACCAAAGACACTGATGGCCTTTGTCCTGGCAACTTCAAACCATATGTTCTAGCAATGTTGTAGATTGATGACCTTTGTTGTGCATATTGAAGAACAGTTTCTTGAATACTTCTATCAATATGATAGTGTAGGTTATCGGCTACAGCGGCGTTTAAATCAATAAAAACAGAAAAAACAGAAGCGTCATTAAAATCTTGAATTAAATCAGGATAATATGTTTTGGCATAATTTAATAATTCAGTTCTTATTGCCTGATAATCTCTGGTAGTATATGATATTTTACGATTCGCCATTTATATTAAATATTAATAATCACAAAATCACTTTGTGCAAATGCAGAATTAGTTACAGCATAATCTATTCTAACTTTTGCTGTATATTCTGAAGTTCCCTTTCCTGGTACACGATAAATTGAAGATTCTCCACTTCCAATTATGTTTTGGCCTGTGGCAATATCAATTTCTTCTTGTGGGTCGGCTGGTTCTATTGTTAAGTTATTGATTAAAAGATTTGGCATAAATTGTTGAACCGCGTCTCTTATATCCGATTCTATCGCACTGAAAGTTAATCCATCAAAAGGTTCAAATAAAAACTCATACAATCTTGTTCCAAAGGCAGGTAAAAAATATCTCGAACCCTTTCTTGTTAATAATAAGTGTATTAGGTCTGCCTTTATTTCTTGTTTTTCTAGTTCAGTGAGTTGTAAGTAATCACCTTTTCTAGAATCCCTAAATGGAAAGTTTAATCCGTATGTCAGTCCTTGTGCCATATTCAGATAAATATACTTGCTTTATTTTTTTATTAAAGCAGTATTTCCTTTTTGTGCTTTTGGTTCATAAGGACAATGTCTACAACTATTCCCGCAACAATATCCCCTTTGAGTATGATATTCCTCGGTAAACACTATCCTACCGTTTTCTTCATAAAAATGAGAAGGGAGAAGTTTTGGCTTCTCCCCTCTATTATTATCTGTTTCCTTTAATTGAATAATAGAATGCATTAATAATATTTTGAACTAAATTATCTCTCATGATTTTATACCAGTGTGACTTCACAAGCTCCACCCGCGCATGCTACCTCTCCACTCAAATCGGTATCATCATCCATTTCAACAATTTTTGATAAATCAACATCATGAAGAGTCTTCATTAATTCTTCGTATTTGTCTTTTGTACAATCTTCAAATGGTGCTTGAATATATGTTCCACCATCATAAGGTAACACTGAAAGACCGTTGTAATATTCTTTATTTTCCCACATCCACTCACCAACTGCTGGCCACTCATGTTCTCTAATTGAGATTGTTGCCGATACGTTGTGAGCATTTGAACCACTTCTGTGTCCTGGTTTAATCCATTCTTGTTGAACTTTTTTCACTCTCTCCAATAATTGGATTGGTGATTCGTTTCTTAAGATTGACCCTTCAGGTGCTTTTTGTGGAATACCAATAACTGCAGTATCATGTGGTCTGAAATATTCATCTTCAACTAATTCAGGATGATTATTTTTCAAGTGTGAATAAATCGCTTCGTTCTTACCAACTCTCACTCTTCTAACATAATATTCATTATGCCAAGCATGAATACCTGATGACGTACCTAAAGTTAATGATGTTGTTCCCGCAGGTTTAACAGTTGTTGTTCTTGCCGCCGCATTAATATTTAATAATTCAGCCACTCTTTTGTTTTCTTCTTTCACCACTTTAGACGCCGATTTCATATTCAAATTTAATACAGCTCCTGAACCGATACCTGTCATTGAAATTCCAATTAACGCATCCTTTTCAGTTGTTCTTTGCCAAATTGGTCTTAAGTAGTGGAAATTAGTATATCCTGCCTGTAATGTTCCAATGAAAGAAGCCGCTCTAACTCTATCTTCATAATCTTCTTGGGATACTACGTTTGATACGTTAACCTCTGTAAGATTACAGAATTGGAATGGTCTTAAAGCAATTTCACAACAAGGGTTAGTTCCCCAATCTTTATCGTTACTTAAGTAGATACCAGGTTCACCAGCTCCACTTGCTTCAATTCTCTTCCATAAATCCATGAAGTAATCTTTAGTGATTTTGTGTCTCATCAAAACTGCAGAGTTATTAGCTCTACCTCTTTGTGGATTTGTTTCCCACCAAGCTCCACTCTTACATCCAATCATTTCTTCGTCAGTCGCTGAGAATAATGAGATAAGAGCCGCTCTTCTGATACCACCAGCCAATACTGCGTCTGCAATATGACAAACAATATCATGTACTTCAATTGCTCTTAATTTATCACCATCTTCTTTTGAATCGAAAACACCTTCTAACTTAATCAAACACTCTTTAAGTGGTTGAGGTCCAGGTGCTTTACCACCTGATGTTACAAGTCTTGCCCCTTTAGGTCTGATATCACTAAAATCAAATTGAATGTGTGAACCACCAAAAAAGTAAGATTTAACTAATACTTTGATAGCGTCTGCCCATCCTTCAATTGAATCTGCAACTAACCATCTTCTTCCTCTTTCTTTGGAAGGTTTTCTAATTTCAGGTAAAGCATCTACGTGATGTTTTTGTACTGAATATCCTACACCCGTTCCTCCTAAAAGTAAAAACATAATTTCAGAGAATACTCTCCAATCATCAATCGGTGCGAAAGCACAGTTGTAAATTCTATTTGGTGAGATTTCAATTGGTTTTCCTGCGAACTGCATTGACCTCATTGAGGGTAATACTTGTTTTCTGAAAACATACATGTAATTCTCACGAATTTCTTTTTCTAATTTAGGGTAATGCTTAATATGCATTTCCATGTTTCTTGTAACTAGCTCTTGCCAAGTTTCTCTTCTCTTTAGTTCTGAAATATACTTTGCGTATTTCATATACACTGTAATATCCGATAAAATTCTGTTTGAAATGTCCATTTTTTTAAATTTTTGGTGTAGCTTTTTTATTAAAAAATCGTTGATTTTTATGATAAATATGTGGTCGACAACCAAGCGACCAATAAATTTTATTAAAAAAAATAAGTTTTTTTTTGAAAAAGTAGATATTTAATTAAAGTGTTTTTTTCTGTGCTTCTCTTTCTTTTCTTTTTTCAAGAAGCTCCTTAACTCTATCTCTTTTTCTTTCCTCTTGTTGCTCCTCAAAGCCCAAGAATGTAACTGATGATTCAGTATCTATTTCAAGAAGTTCGTTGTTGAACTTACAATTTTCAAAGACAACTCCGTCTTTACCAAGACGTGACTTTGTTATGGCAATCGTTGCTAAATTCATCTCCTTTTGTGTTAGAGTTTTAGCTACCGTGATGATTACGTGTCCAACTTGAGCTTTCTTAATTGAACCTCCCATTTGGTCAGTTGTTACAACTTCAGATGAAATTGAACTTCTATTACCTTGGGTTGCAGTCCAACCAACAAGATTAAGTTCATGACACATCGCCTCAAAACCTCTCATTACAGAACCCTCAGCTTTCCATTCATCTTTTGCACTTGATTCAGGTAATACACAATCAATGTAATCTAATAAGATTAAATCAATCTTGTTTCCGTCAGCAATCATTTTTCTAACTTGATTTTTGATTTGACCCATGGTTGTTGTATCAGAAGCAAGTTTCTTAAGGATTAACTTATTCTTCATTGTTTCTTGAATCTCTGTAATCTTACTCAACACTTCTTCTTTATGAAGTGCTAAATTATCGGGTTCAATACCTGTCCATATTGTAAAGTGCTTTCTTTGAACAATCTTTGGATTATCCTCAAAAAATATTTGAAGTACGTTATACCCCAAGTTGAAAGCAGTGTTAGCAATTTTGGTAAGGATTGTGGTTTTACCAACCCCCGTAGGAGCCAATATAACCCCAATCTCACCCTTGGCTAAACCACCCTTAAGTAGATTATCAATACCTGGTATTCCCATCGGAATTGGGTGTCTATAGTCCTCATCCAACACGGTATCAAGTCCCATGAATATGTCTGTGACATCTTTCTCGACCTCACCTACCTGAAGGGCTTCTCTAACAAGTCCTTCTACTTTGTCATAAGATTCAAAGTCACCTTCGGTGATAATCTTTTGAGCCTTATCCATAGCTTTTTGAAGTTCCTGTTGTTTACAGAATTTCAAGGCTTTCTCTTGTACGAAAACCGTCCCTTCAAATGGTGCGTCTTTTATTTGTTTTAGGGTATCCAAAACAATCTTTGCAACCAATTCTTGTGTAATTTCAGACTTAACAATTTGTTCCAAAGTATCAAAGTTAGGACAAGATTCATATTTTACATAATACTCTTTAATCATCTGTAGAATGATTTTAAAATACTTGTTGTCAAAATATGAACTTTCAATCACATCAATAATTGATGATGCGAAATCTTTGTCCTCAATAATTTGGTTAATTAATTGTAATTGAAATGTGTTCCCTAAATAATCAAAATTTTTATTCATAGTCTTCTATCATACCCCCCTGTATTATTAAATACTTACTTGTTTAGTTCGAATTCCAAATATTTGTGAGATAATTGACTATTTGAAAAAATGTCAGTTAACTCACGAAGAACATCTTTAATAAATGGTCTTACATCCACTGTATAACGAACTTTTGGTGGAAATTTTTTTCCGTCAAAAACTCTATGACATAATGTCTGTTCGCCAACTTTAATAAAAAGATTAAAAATTTCTGGTCCCTCAGTAAATGAAGTTTCCATAATTTTTGGGTCATGAATAATTGAGTCTTGGTTATCCATCATATAGATAACTGTCTTCATTTTAAGGTAATACTCTAATTCTTCTTTTAGACCTTTAACATACTCATACAACTCTAAAGAGTTTTTTGCCCTTGGGTTGTAACCTCTAACATTAAAGAATCTTTGAACAACGATATTATCGTTGAGTGTCAAAAGGAACTCCATTTTCGTACTGTCCTGTTCTTTCATAGTTTTAATTTTTGTTTGTTTTTCGTTTTTCTTTTCTTGTTAATTTCATAAATGGTTTTAGGAAGTTTACCCAAGCTTCGTCATTTTTGGGTAGATACTTAAAGAGACCATCCTCTATCATCATTCTCATTAAGTTTTTGTAACCTCTATTTGTGGGGTCAATTGTATCTGTATAGATTTGTTCAACTAATGTTTTTCCATCATCTGTAATTAATGGGTTTGTGAGGTCAACAATTTTTTTGTTTGTTATATAAAACTCTTCTCCAAGTATAGTTGATTTTGTCTTACCTGTCAAAAGATTTACTAATGTTTTAATAGGTTTCTTTTGCGGGATATTTCGTGCAATATCGAGTAATTCTTCCACAGTGCATGGTTTTTCCTGCACTTGAGGAAAGTATTTTATTAAGGTCTTTTCTCCAAGCCCTTCAATACCATCAATATTATCTGATTTATCTCCTGTAAAGATTTTACAGAGTAATACGTTGTAATGTGGAATGTTAACCTTATTAATGACGATATTATCCCCATTACCGAAGTATTGTTTTGAGATGGGAGAATACACACTAATGTTCTCGTTAATCAACTGGGTAAGGTCCTTATCAGCTGAGAAGATGATTATTTGCTCATCGATAGCAACTTTACAATAATAAGCAATAAGGTCATCAGCCTCATTATCAATTACCTCAACTTGTCTTACAAAAATTTCTTCAAGGTATTCTTTAACTCTTACTTGTTGGTTAAGATATGATTCGTACTTATACTCGTTCATATCTTGCCTTCTGTTAGCCTTATATTGTGGGTAGATAGACTTTCGAATAGATGAATTGGAATCCCAAAATACAACCACTTTATCGTGGTCATGTTCATCTAAGAATTTTCTAAGTATGTTTATAAAGTGATAGATTCCACCTAAATGGTCTCCATCACTATATAAATCTTTTACTCCGTGAAATCCTATTTTAAATAAATTGTTTCCGTCTACTAAAAGTGTCTTAGTCACTTTATTAAATTAGATGTGATAAAAATTGTTTCTTACTCACTGATATCATCAGTCGTTTCTTCTAAAGTCAACTCTCCTGTTCCTGATAAAATACCATTCCAATATTGTGAATACTCTTTTTTGTAAGATTCTAATGCTTCTTTAGTGTCCTCAATATATCCTTGTGGTACTGCAATTAACTTTCCATCATTATATCCTAAACCATTTACGTGGTTTTTCAATATTGAAATCTTAGTTCTGATTGCATATCTCACAGTTCTTCCTCCTTTAGTTGCTGTGATGTGATTAATACCCGCGCTTGCTTGATTACCGAATAAGAATACTAATGAAGATGCTAACCATAATGCCTCACCACCTTTTGCCTTGATTGTTGGTTGTCCAAATGGATTGTCGGGAAGAGCAACCCAAGGTTGATTAACTACAACTAATGTGTTGTAATACGCATAATCTTCTTTCTTCGATTTAGAAATTCTTGAGTGAACTCCCATACCAATTTTGTCGGCAAGTGTTGCTGCGTTATGTTGTTTACCACCCTTACCATCAAATGTCATCTTACAAGGAATTGAACCTACAGAATCCCAAAGGAATAAAATAGATTGTTGTATCTCACCTTTCTCTTGAGCATCTAATACTTCATTAATAAAATCTGTTACTTGTTCAATATAGTCAAAACTATCGTTAAAAATAAAATCACCGTCCCACTCACCATCAGAATTCTTTTTAGCATCCAAACCTAGCTCAACCGCGTGTTCCCAACTCCATTTCTTTTCAGTAATGATAAAGACAGGTAAATGACCTTTCTTTTGAGCATCAGCAGCAGCTAATATCATAGCAGTTGTTTTAGAACTATTACTATGCCCTAAGAACATATTAATACCTCCCATAACAGGACCTGGTAATCCACTAGCACTTAAGAAAGCATCACCACAAAAGTAGTAGCTTGTTTCTTTATATTTTGTTTTGGTTGAGAACTTATCTTTAAATCCTCCGCCGCCTTCTTTTTTTTTAATTCCCGCCATCTTCTATTTTTTTAATGTTTGGTAATTTATTCTGTTTTGGTCCTTTATAAAATGTTTCGTCTTGTTCATACAAAACTCCAACTTCTTCTTCGTGAAAAGTGATTAGACTAAATGTCATTTGACCATTGTCGTCTACTTCTTTCATCATACCAAACAAAACTGTATCACCAATTTCTTTACTTCTACCTGAGAAGTAATTTTTATCTTTAAGTTGACTTAGGAATTCATAAGACAGCATTTTATTGTCTTTCAACTGTAAGTCAATTTCTTCTTTAAATGTCATATAATAAATTAAAAAGGGTGGAGTATTACCTCCACCCGTATAAATTAGAATGGTAAATCTGAATCTACTTCAGCGTCTGCTTGTGGGTCAACAACCTTTGTAGGTGCAGCCTTTTTGCTACCACCAAAACTTTCTTCAGCCACTGTTGCGTCACCATAAACGTATCCACCTTTTTCAGTGTCCCATTTTGGTGTCTCACCTCTTGCAATTGCCTCAAGGTATTCAACAGGTTTTTTAGAATAAACATCCAACCAAGTCAACTCATCGTTAATCCATGCATTTGCTTGCTCTTTTTCTGCGTGAACAGGAGCTTGGTCTTCGTACATAATTGTTGATACACTTGTGTACTCTTTACCTGCAGGTGTTTTAGATTTTGTTAACTCAATGATTAAATCACGTCCTGTTGTAGGGTCAGTGATATCACCTTTGTTTCTCCAAATTGGAATGATTTTGTCCAAGATACCATCGTTCTTGTAATTGTGTTTGAATCTCCAAAACTTTGGTCCGTCTTCTTCACGGTCTCTGTCGATTACTTTTACGATATAGAACTTACGAGACTTATATTGTTTCGCCAATTCTTTATCTGATTCCTTACCAGTTGACATCAACTCTTCGTAAACCTCGTTTAAAGGTGAACGCTCGTTGTCATTCTTTCCTGGGTCATAGAACTTCTGCCATTGTCCACCAACTTGAATTTCGTGGTACCAAGCTTCTTTAAACGGTGATGAACCGTCTTGAGTAGGAAGGATTCTTACTCTTCTTTGTCCTGATTTCTCTTTATCTCCAAGGATTAAAGCGAAATACTTTTTCATTCTTTCGTCTTGCGACATTTTACTTTGGGCCCCGCCCGATGCGTTTTGCGATTTCTCATACTGTGCCAATACGGCGTCTAATACATTACTCATTTTTTGTAGATTAAATTATTAAAGTTGTTTATTAAATATAACTATAAATAACACCTATGTCAAATAAAAAAGGTCACCGAAGTGACCTTTTCAAATTTTATTTTTAATCAATTATCTTTTAAATTCATTGTCATATGAATCACCACCACCTGGTTGGAATGAATTTTTAACATCATTTACATTCATATCAGTAACTTCGTCTGATGTCAAAACATAATCATGTTTTCCTGTTTTTTCCATCTCTTCTTGTTTGTCATCAAAAAATTGTGATAACTTTTGATTGAATGGATATGAATCATAAGTTCTTAATTCAAGTTTTTCTTGAGGAGTTTTTTCTCTGTATTTTTCAATCTTATTCTCCAAAGAATTTAACTTGTTCATAATACCATCCATTTCAGATAACTTAGCTTCAAGTTTTGAAATGTGACCAAATAAGTTTTCAAAATATTCCTCTTGTTTCTTTTCAATATTTTTTTGTGAATCAACAAGTTCGGTAATATCTAATTCTTCAGTATCTCCGCCTTTTTCATTTGATTCTCCGTTGTCATCAAGTTTCTCAACGTCAGGGTCGTTTGCAACATCAATAGGTTGAGCTCCTGCTGGTGGTAATGCACCACCTGGAGGTGGAGGAGGAACCGCACCCGCACCTGGAGGAGGTGGAGGAGGAACCGCACCAGCTGGTGGTGGCGGTGGTGGAACCTCTTGTTCCGTAATATAGTTATTGATACTTCTGTATCTTTCTATTTCACTTAATATCTTTTTTTCTAAACTCATTTTATTATCCGTTTAATAATTGTTTTATTCCTCTTGATGTTTCAACTCTAACTTTTCTATTGGCAGTTGTTTGATGACCCGCTCTTTCAATAAGACCGTCTCTTTCTCTGATAGTATAACAATCACCTGTGTCTAAATCACAAACTTGTTTAGTACCATCTCCATTATCTTCTTCAGAATATCTAGTAGATTTTCCAAGATAATTGTCTAATGCTGATTTAATATTCATAAAAATCTTTTTATATAAATATACTGTTATGTATAAATGTCCTTTGTTTAATACTCCGCAAATGTAAAGTTAAATGACTGTGTTACTGATTGTGGATATTTTACTCTATCAACTGGTTGAGCGTTTAATGTGAATCGTAATAAAACAGTATCTCTAGCATTTATTGGACTTGTATTAAATGGCGGTATTGGATAATTGATTAGTAAATTAGCCACATCTTTGTAGGTAACCTTAAACACATTGTTAGTCACTAAATTATCTCTAACAGAAGTTGCGGTTTGAACTAAAGTCTTTTTAACAACATTATTTTCAACAGTGTTGTTGTAAACTGAAACTTCCATTATTACAGCAGTACTTATTATCGCAGGAGGAGTATTTGGGTTCATATAAACAATAAGTTCATCTGTAAGATTTCTAACAACTTTGGTTTCAGTACTAATCATTGTTGGCGCACCTGTTTGTTGTGGTTGTGTATTTGGTGGGGCTGGTATTGTTTGTGATTGAGTTGAATTTGTTGTTGGTGCGGCAGATGATTGATTTGGTACATTTGGGTTATACGTGAAATCAGTCTTACTTTCTGTTGTACCATAAAGTGTTGTTAATTTAATTTTACCTTTAGGTGTTGGTATTGTACTAACATCAATCGTAGGTACTGCAACTCTAACGTTTTTATTGTCAATAATCACAATAGTTTTAGTATCCGCGGTTATATTCAAGAATGTAATCTGTTTAGTTGTTTCTAAATCAGTTCCTTTAATAACAATAATTTTACCAGAAGGTCCATCTATCGGTGAGAATGATGTTATTGTTGGTGGTAAACATTTAACTGTGGTTGTTGTACCAGATGTTGTTCCTGAAGTTATAGTTGTACCTGATGTTGTTCCTGATGTTGTAGTTGTTCCAGTCGATGTTCCAATTTTTTTCAATCCAACTGATTGTGCAGATTTTTGAGCTTGAACAAAAGATTGTGCTGTTTCATCAAACAACGATTTATTTGCATCATAATAAGATTCACTTACATCGCTTCCAGTCCAAAAACATACATAGTATTTTAAAATACCAATATTAATAATTTGAGAAACTCTTGGTGATAATCTTGAAGACATAAAATCAATAAACGTATTTAAATCTGCAAAGTTGGCAATAGGTACAACAGGTGAGTTCGCCTTTAATGATAAACAACTCCACTGTTTTTGGAATTTATCTATTGTTGCACCATAGTTGTTATTTAAAGTAATTGTTGCAAAATTATTATTGAATCCGTTGAAATTTCCTTCTTTTGTGTTTGAATTTTTTTCAAAGGTTCTTACATAACAAATTTCATAGATGATTGTTTGTAAATCAGTATTATTAGGTATTCTCGCTTTAATAGCATCTGCTAACGTTTGTGGCGTTATTGAAGTCAATGTTGCATCAACTCCTTGATAACTTCTTGATTTATATACATCTAAAACTCCCGCCTCACAACTATTTGGAGCTGCTTTTTGGTTATTTGCTTTTTGTACCACTTGAGTACTCTTAACATTATCAGTTGTTGCTTTACCACTTGTCTCATCTTTTTTTACCTTTAACAATTCTTCAATCTTTGTTAACAAGTTTTGATTCATACTTTGTAAGAAGTTATCAATTGCTGGCAAATCAAATACCCCTTGTCTTGTTCCCGTAAATGTTGTTTGGAATTGACCTGGTGTTATTGAATGTGAAACGTCTTGAATCAAATACGGACCGTTAAACATTGGAACATGTCTCAGGTTAAAGTACATCATTGGTTGAAGCATTGCGTTTCCTAATGATGTTACCGAACATTTGTAGCTTCTTTGTTTATATAGATTATATAAGCTAACGTTCTGTGTTGCAACGCTTCTTCCTGACGCTTGGTCTACCATGTCTAATTGAGCTTGTATCGATTCAGAAGTCGCTTTACCAGCACTTTGGTCAACACTAAAAGAATAAAATATGTTTTGATTTCTAATTCCTATATCAACTGTAAATCCAACACATCTATTTGAAACAGACCAATCTTTTTTGTTTTGAACATCTTCAATCAAAGGATTTTCTGACGCTCTTCTCATTTCAAATGCATCATCTCTAAATCTAAAATTACCTTTAGGTAAATCCAAATATTGTGATGGTTTTCCAACATAGAAACAAATCATTTTTGGTCCTGAATTTCTATAATCAACATTCAAATAAGTTCCCCACATACTATTGGCAAATTCCAAAGAACCTTCAGGTTTTGGTGTTGTAAGTCCGTCTACGTCTTGAACATTGTAAAAGTTAACATATGCTGGTAAGTTCATTACCGTAAAGTTGTTTTTAATCAAGAATCCTGAAATGAATGTAAAGACACTCATACTCATATTCAATTTTTCAGGATTTGCCGTACTCAACATATTCTTCATTTCAAATATGTCTACTAACAAAACATCACCAATATTTCTAGATGCTCTATCTAAAAACATCATGTCTTCAAACAATGTTTTAGATTTAAAGTCTGACCCAGCAATCCATTTGTCATTTAAAGCTTTGAAGACTTCATAGTTCTCAATTTTACTTTGTTCACCACTAATAACTGATTGTATTGCTTTTTCAGGTAATTGTTGTTGGTTAGGTAATTTTGCTCTAACCCTATCCATAACACCATTCAAAATATTGTTTTGTAAGTCAGTACATTGATTTTGGTAGTTACTTAATCTTTGTTTAAACTGTGAACTTGTCAATGTAGGTGTCAATAATTTTTGTGTAGCATACATCTTAATAAGTGGTGCCAACAATGTTATATTATCTACAGCGAATTCAATATCATTATCAATAAAGAAATCGGTAATATAAGAACCATAGTTAGAATATTTTACGTTATCAATTGTTGAAAATCCAACTTCCAATTCTAAAGTTCTCCAAGGTAAAGGATATGTCGATTGTGATTGAGATAAAGTCACAGAACCTGTTTTAGAAGGTAAACTACCCTTAACATATGGTTTAAACTGAATTGGGTCTGTTATGACAGGTGCAGTATTATATGATAAATAAGAATCAAAAATTCTTCTTCTAAAATTAGATGGATTACCATATCTCAAAATAACATCATATTGCATGAAAGATTGAATTGTTGTAGTAAAGTCATCAAATTGGCTGTTGATTGAATTTAAAAAATATTCACTTTCTGATTGACTTGCAGTCTTAGCGGGTATTGTCATTAATTGTTTAAACAAAGATTGGAAGTTTCTATATACCGCATTTGTATTAACTGTTGATGTATAGAAGGTTACTGTCTCTAACCCTGAATTTGAATCGGTCATTGCTCGGCTAAAATTAAGAAACTCCGCCTCAAATTTATCTAATATTGGCTTTTCAAAAACAGAGAATATTTCTTCTATTCTTGAATACTCATCTTTATTTAAAAGTTTGAATGGTGATTGAGTATTTCCTGTAACAATTGTATTAACATATGAATATACGTCAGGTTTTACAACTTGGGCATTGTCAAAATATCCGTAGTTTGGAGCAGACCATAAAAGTCTAACCGAACCATTATATACTTCAGGGTTATTTGTAATTGGTAGTATTGTCAAATTATTTGATGTACAAAGTTCTTTTGATTGATTAAATGTAGAACCAAAAGATGGTACCATAAAATATCCATCCCCGCCAGATACCGCATTTGGAACACAAACATTTGAACTTACTACTGTATCTTCAATTGTGTCTTTTAATAAAACAGACCATGTTTGAAGTGTTAATGGTTTTATACCTTGGTTAACAGTATAGTTGGATGTTTCAAAATTATATAACTTCAAACCATTATTAATACTTGACTGTATTTCTTGGTCTGTATAATTAACATATAAATCATATCCATTATAGAAAACATTAAAGTCATTAATTACTTTTGGATAAAACCCAACGTTCATTGTTATTTTATCTGCCTCTTCTTTTTGCAACACCATATTAATTTTCTGTGGGTTGTTGTTGGCTACTGATGGAGGTATTGTTATTGAATATTCTTGTGTGGTAGAATTTAATTTTGGACTATAGTTTTTGGTATAATCAAAATTCTGCCAAGCTGTTGTTAATATATCAACATTGGTTTCTTTAAATTTCTTATATCTATGCCAAATTGACCCATACTTCAATATCCAAGCGTAAGGCATTTTATGTATTGCACCATATTTTTTGAAACAAGATGAAATATAATCCAAATCACTTTTATCTTGTGATTGATATCTTTCTCTAAGTGAGGCTAATGGTAAAGAATTAATAAAAAGATATGCAGCTTGAACATACGGATTTTTATTACCTTTCCTCCATTCGTAAACACCATTCAAAATTGCATTAACGAAGTAAGGTGTGTTAAGAATTGATGTTGTTGTTCTAACAGGATAAGTTGAAATTATGTTTGTCGCTGTCGGTGGCAAATAACTTACATACCCTTCGGTTGGTATGAAATTTTTCGGTTCTCTTGTTTCATAGAAAGCCCTCAAACTTGTTATTGGATTTATATTGTTTGTAACATTACCTTTAACTGGATTTTCAACATTTAAAAATGAAAAATTAGTTACGGGTCTATTTGTGCTATAGTTGTAAACATCTTGGAAATTAGAAATAACATTTCTTGGTTTAAAAACCTGTAAAACATTATTTGTATTATATACCGCATCTCTACCATTTTGAGATGATAATGCCATATTATTCCTAACCCAAGTAGGGTCTGTATACGGAATCGTATCAACTATTAATGGTGTATTGTTAGTACCTTTTACCAAGTTTTCTAAACTTAAACTGTTTGTTCCTAATTGTGGTATTTTCCCTAAGTCATCTGCATTTAAAACTGTAAATGAATTTTCAGTAATACCTTTCAAATATGGTGTAACATAGAAATCTCTAATATAATCTTGATAAGCTCGTCCTGTTCCTGTATTGGATATGTTTTTAAGAAATGTACTATAGTTTGCCGCAGTTAAATCATAATTTTTTAACTTCAGTGAAAGGTAAGGTGCACTAATATTAACACTTGTAAAAATGTTACTAGATTCTATTTCATAATTCAATCTTAATAACTCATCTATTTGATTTTGTTGTGCCCTAATCAATCCACTATAATGTGATGTTATATATTGTCTTTCCCATATCTCATAAAAAAACTTAATCTCTTCTTTGTTTGCATAAGCCAACCCATTAGATGGAAACTCAATCGCATTAATATTAAGAATGTTTGTGTTTGCCTCGCTATCTATTGGAGGTTGAACAATAGGAGGATTAAATTTTTGTGTTAATCCTTTCATATACTCTTCAACAAACTGAACTTCGGGCCATTTATCATACAAGTATCCTTTTGTTAAATTAACAACTGAAGGGTCACCAATGTACTTGAGTTGGAATCTTCCCCTTTTGTCTTGTGGTGTCTCAACAAAAAACTGCGGCCAAGGATAGACAGGTATTTGTGCGGTACCAATTCCTTGATTTGCTTGTTCAGCTGATTTAGACAATTTCACGTCATCCCTTGTCTCAGGACTTGGAGCCGAAGATGGGTTATCTAATATGGCATTTTTTCTTATTGGGTCGTATTTAACATCCCAAGCATTTGTATGAACATCATCTAACAATCTGATAAATCCTTCAGCGGATGCCATGATTACCGCTAACATATTCCTAACGGTTGGCTTAAATCCAATACCTGTTGCCGAGTCTTCAAGTTTATTTGCTAAGTCTGCAGTTATCTTAGTTTCAAATTCAGATAATTTTTTATTTGCTTGTGTTTCAAGACTAGCAATTTCTTCATCAAATCTTGAACTCCCTTCAAAAACATAAACTTTTGTTTTCTCATTTTTCAAACTTGTCAATCCTTGTGTTACATCAAACGTTGGTAGAAATAGTTTACCATACCCTTGAATGACTTTATTAATATCGTCTTGCGTTGGAGATAAAATACCTGTTTGTTGTAATGTTGTTTGTTTCCAATCAATTTCACCGAAGTTCAATTGTATTTCAACCCAATCAAATTTAAGTGGATTTGGAATTGGAGCAGTTCCTTTTAAAGTACCTAAGGTTGGATTTTCCGATAATTTTTTATTATTGTCAGTAATATATCCTTCAAGTTGAGCTCTAGCTTTTGACTTGGCGTCAGCATCTAAATTTTCTTTGAATGTATAACAGAATCTACCATTGTTCAAAACTAACGCTTTTGGGCTCATGTACGTATTAAACCACGAAGTTTGAGACCCTCTTACAATGTTGAAATATGTTTTAACATTTTCTTTATATGTTCTTATGTTTGTTAATGGCTCTACATTAACTTTAGGGTAAGAATTAACAATAGATTGTTCAAAGGTTTCCAACTTATTCATTAGCTGAACTAAAGTTAATTCTGGAAAATCAGGTGGTATAAGCCCTTTTGATTTGTATTCACTATAGACTTCAACAATCTTTTGATATCCTTTTTCCGATACCAAACTTGTTGTTACTTGATTATTACTGTTTGATGCGTTCGTAGTTTTTTGACTTTCTCCCAATGGTTGTCCACCTGTACTCGAAGCTTTTGTTTGTACATCCGTTGTAGCTTGAGAAACATTGAAGGTTTGACTATACATGTGTGGTACAGCAAACAAGTGACCTAAAGCAATTTCATTTAGAATGTTGAATTTATATCCTTTGAATTTTAATTCTACAGAATAGTTTCCACTATATGAATTAAATCTAGCATTGAATGTCTCCAAGTTCAATTGATATCTAATTGCCTGTCCATAATAACCTTTTAGTGTTAAATAAAATGGGCAATATGGAAGATTAAAAAACGCAGAATATGGTGAATTATTTCCAAGTTGGAATAAAGCTTTTCCCTGAACATCTTCTAAGTTGATTGTTACTGTTGGAACAAAAGAAGTACTTGTTTGTATGTTTATTGAAGTAATACCTAACAATCCATTATCAATTACGTTTGTTTCATCCGCAACACTATTTCTATAATATGGCTTATTTTTACTATCGTGATTAACAGTTTCTTTGGGTTGGTTTACCGCTTGATACTTTGTTGAGTTTTCTCCTGTCATCTCATCATAGTATCCTGTATCTAAAAAATTGTTTTTGGTTGGTTTTAAGAAATTGATTTTTGCAACCGAAATTGTTCTAATTCTATCTTCAGGACTACCACCTACGGAAAGTTTTGTTCTTGGGACAACTTCAGCTTCCAAGTTGGCATACATTACTAAATTTTCCGCATCAACTAATCTTTCAGATATTTTACCAAAGGCATCAATTGTCTTATTTGGGTCAACCACAATAAGATTGTTGTAGTCAAACTCAACTAAAATGTTACCACTATTGTCTGCCTGTAAATTACCTGCCATAATAATAAAAATGATTTTCTAATGCCGCCTTGTAATCCTGTAAAGATGGTAGTAATGGAAAAGGAATAATCAATACCGCACCGTCATATATATTATTTTCTAAACCACCAAATTGTGGATTGGCTTGTAAAATCAACCATCCAAAATATGGTGAGTTGTAAAATTCTTGAGAAACCTTATCTAATCTACTCTGAGCAATTTTATAGATATAATTCTTGTCTGTTACCTTTGGTGTTATGTAAACAAATGGCACAACGGTTTGTTCACCGTTGATAATAAAATCACTATATCTATTGTAATATTGATATGCCATTAGTTAAGTTTTGCTTTTGATACATATGCCCCTGTTCCAATTGACGTATTCCATGTGTTAGGGTCTGTATTAAGATTGGTTTGCGCTCCCAATCCTTTTATTAGACTTTCTTGGTTTTTCTTTTCTGACGCACCTGCACCGTTTTCCGTTGTAAATTTAAACACTCTTTTCTTCTTTTCAAAAGGTGTATACTTCAAAAAGTCTTTTAATTTTTCTGCCCTCATGTTGTCAATAAACGCTTTTGCAATATTATTTTCTTCTAAGAAAACTGGTCTAGCTTTAGTTATCCAATACGCATCGAATTCTTTTTCAATATCATAATTAGAGTCTTTTCCAATAATAGCTTCATTACCAATTATATTACCAATTAAAGCTTTTTTAAATGTTTCATATTTTTTACTATCAACAACATCATCTGAAGTTATCATATATTGTCTCCTGAATGGATAACTATCAACATTATCACTGAACAATGGATTTTTACTAAATGGTATGAAAACTTGTTCCGTAGTAATATTATTTTCAGGCCCAAGTTTTCCTTGATTATTAACTTCAAGAACTAATCTTCCACTATATTCTTTTTTATCACCTGGATAATTAAATTTATTATTAGCCCAAACTATTTTGTTAAACTCCGAGATATTTGTTTGAACTTTTCTAATATCATTTTTTAATTCGACAAATGTATCCGCAGCACCATTTGAACTTGTGCTTACATCACTCGTTCCTGATAACACATAAATAATAACATTACCATTCTTCTGTTGGAATCCATCAGTCCCTCTACCAGATGTACCCTCATATGGTATAACATTAACTCTTGATAAGGTTTGTAGATATGATTGTTCTATTGTTGTCATGTCTTGAATAATCTTACTCACAGCGCTTTGGTAAACTCCCTTTTTATTTTTCACATAATTTATGAAATTGTCCTTTACAGTTTTTTTCAATCTATCTGAAAAATTTCTTTGTTTTTCACTAATAAATTTGATGAAATCATCATTTCCCGCATCAATATCTGATTGATACTTTGAAAATATTTCATCTGTTCTTTTTTCAATTCCATTTGGCTTTCCAAATAAAACAACTGGTAACTCAGCAACATTAAAGTTTCCAAGAGTGTAGTTTCTGTTTACCATCCATTGTTGTCTCATAGCGTTATTATATTGTGACAAAGCTTCTGAGTTTTTATTCACAACATTTGTAAAATATGTTTGAGTTTCCGTTACAAACTTACTCATGAAATCAGCATAACTTATTGTTCCTGTTTCAAACGTATCTATAACACTTGTTAAAACTTGTCCTATTGCACTATTATTGTTTTGACCATTGTTATTTTGAGTTTGATTAACTGTTGGTGGTGGTACTGTTTGACCAATTGCCGCTAAGAATTCAGCATCAAATACTTTGATATCTTTACCTCCTGTTTGAGTATCTGTCACATCTGCCCTATCATCCCACATTTCAGCATTTGCATAGTAGTTGAATGTTAATGCATTTTGTAATTTATCTACAGATTCTTTAAGGCCGCTACCTCCAACAAAATGGAATGACAATGTAACATTTGCAATCATGGGTTGAACCCCAATACCTTCAGGATTTATATCCAATTGTTCATAAGTAATCGCTAAGTTAGTTGGGATAATCTTTGTATTGTAAAAATCACCAATTCTTAACACACAAACAGGTGGAGCACCAAATGCAGTATTAACAGCATTATTATACTGTAACTCGTTTTGTTGCCCAATACCTTTGATTGTTGGTATTGTATTACCTGGTCTCATACATTGTTGCAAGAATGTCAATCTTGTATTCAAACCTTCTGGTGTCATTGAATGAAAAGCTGGTTGGAAAAACTTAAGCTTGTCTCTCAAATTATCAAAAACCATTGGTGTTTCGGCTTTGATTGTTTCAAAATAATCACATTCTGATAACAAAGCTCTCAATACTCTTTTAGTAATATTATCTCTTGGTACTGTTTGTTCAGTAACTACTTGTTCGTTATATGTTTCTGTAACCACGTTTCCAACAAGAACTCCTTGAGATGTACTTTGTGTTGGTGGTTTTGCTGTTGGTTGTTTTGGAGCTTGATTCAATTTTGGTAAAATGTCTTTAATAACTGCTCTTCTACATGCCATAGCATTTGTAGTATAAACTTCAGTAGAAACCGCTTGAGCGTCACCACCCACAGCTTTACCATCATTGTCAGTACAACTAATCGCAGTTCCTGATTTGAAAGTTTTTGTTTGTTCGTCAAACTGTTGAACTTGAGCACTTTCCCCAATAGCATCACCCTTAACTAATAAAACTTTACCATAATATTTTTTAGTAAACTCATTATTTTGAAAAAAGTTTTGAGCCGCTTGAAGTCTTCTCTTTGATAATTCTACATTATATCCTGTAGTGGCTGGAGCAGAACATGAAGCCTCCAAAATAATTTGTATTGTACCTGGACTATTTTTATCTGATTGTTCAATTTGCTTTGCAATATCTTTAGCTAACGCAGTCATTTCATCGTAATTTGCTGTTACAACGTTGTTAAAGAATGTTTGTGTTTGAGCAGCGTTTGATTGTTTAGAATATGTTGATACGATTCTACCCTTATAGTAATCATATTCTTCTTGAAAATTATATGCTGAACTCGCTTTCTTTGGAATATCATTATCAAAATAAAACCCTTTTTCTTTATATTTTCCCCAATTAAATGTTGGTGTTGTATCTTTTGAACCTGATGTTACTTGGTCAACTCCTCCTGTTGAATCTTTACCTGATTGAACTGTTTTTACAGAATATTCCAAAGTTTCTCTGCTCATTTCTTTTGAAGAAATTGCCTGTTGAATTTGGAATAAATCATTTGGGTTGATTGTATAATATTTTTTGGCTAATTCATATAAATCGTACTTTCTACATCCAGCAAAAAACGATTCCAATATAGAATCAATTCTTGTTTTGTTTGTTTCATTACCTAATACTTTATTTACAATAACATTCAAAACTGAAGGATGGTCAACAACAATCTTCCAACTTAAACTTCCACCTCTGTTTGTATTTGTATAAGTGTATATTGGTTCAGGTCTACCAAGAAAATCTTGTCCTTTCCAGTTAGCAGATACGGTTTCACTGAAGGTTAAACCATAAGGTGGGAACCACATTACACGACCACCATTTGGTCCTCTCTCACAAATTGCTAAATCCGCAACAGAAAATCCTGGTGAATTTGATGTTCTCCAAGCTAAGTTTTCAATTGAGAACATGTACTTTTTAGCATATGCATTATTCGCGGTTCCTATTAAGTTTGAAGAATCTTGTCCTCCTTCTTGTTTGTTTGGAGCAATATTAAGATTGTATGTTTTATCTAAAACCGAATAAGAGAATCTTCTTCCTTCGGTAACAGTACCATCTTGTTTTTGTAAATCATTATATTGAAGATACGGTATATCTTTGGCAAAAACTCTACAATATTCACTACCTACTTCTTGTCCAATAGCACCAACATAAGTTAAAACTTTTGAACCTTTTGTAAGTTCTTTGTAACCATCGTTGAATACTTTACTTACTTGGTCAATAGCGTTTCCTACGTGTTGTAATCTCTTACCTCCCTTCGGTTGACTATCAATTAATCTTTGTGTATCATCAAGAATTGAACCTTCTCTAAACGTTCTATTTGTTGACTCCGTTGTATTATATGATGAAGGTTTGAAATCAGAATCTTGGTTTGTAATCAAACCTCCGATACCAACTTTTTTACCTGCATTATCTTTGTACTTTGGTGAAACCCATGTAAATCCACCTTCTATACCACCACCATCTGAGTACGTAGGTCCATTAGCACCAAGTCTAATTTCTTTACTACCAAGTCCTTCATATAACTGTGCAAGTTCACTAGGACCATATACTGGTGATTGTAACTCTTGTCCGTATGTGTTAGTCGGTAAATCACCACCAGGAGAAAATACTCTTGATGGGTCTGATGTTGTTGAACCTACATAGAAATTACCATTGTTTGTTGTTGAACCTGCAACAACTCCAGCAACTCTGTCAAATAAAGTTCTATCATAACTTGGCTTATACTTGTTGTAATCAATGTTATTAAACAATGAAGACTTTTGTCCACCCCCCATGTTGTTATACATGATTTGTGAACCTGTCTTATCAGCACCTAATAATCTTGTAAAGAATCCACCAACAGCTGTTTTCTTGAACGCATTTTCTAATTGTTGAATTGTTGTTGGTTGCTTCGTATTAATACTTGTATCCCAATAAGAACCTGGTATTGGTGATATTGGTATTGTACTTCCTGCAAGTCTTAACGCAAAATCAGTTGCTGCTATAATAGGGTTTGAAGGAACTGTAATTGTCCAATTTGGTTCAATTAAAGGAACTCTTCCTGTTATTAAATTCAACACATCAGTACCACTTCTAACACTGAATACGTTGGCCCTTCCAATTGTTTGTTGTCTTATTTGAGTCGCAATTCTTGTCTCAAATTCTTTACGAAGAGTTTTTGCACCTAAACGAGCAATAAATGAATCTTGACTTAAAAGACCATCGCTACCTTGTGGGTCTGATGATAACAAGATTGAAACTGGCGAATATGAAGATGGATTAAAAGTTGTTGGGTATGGTTGGTTATTGTATACTCCTGTAGAGTTTGGTCCAACTAAATCAATACTATCAAAAAATGCGGCGGAATCTAATGGAGCTTGTCCTCCATTTGAAAAAGCATTAATTGATTTCCATTTTTGAGATTCAGGAAGTGCTTGGTCTACAATATTAGCATCTTGAAATCCATACTGTCCCTCGTTAGATTTTGTATTTAACAAACCATTTGGGTCAGGCACTTGCTGATATCCGCCTTCACTACCCCATTGATTTAATGGGTATAACTTATTTGCGAACGATGGTTCATCAATTAATTGGTCAGGACTATCTTGAACTGAAGTGTCAGATTGTATATATTCGTAGTTCGTTCCAATCGTAGGTCTGTTTGGCGCCTTAGCATAAGGGGTCAAATTTCTCGTAATGAGTTTCTTTCTAAACGCTTCTGAATTTACTAAATCTAAGGGACTTCCCATTTACACTTTTTATATTAATAAATAGGTTAACTATTATTTTTTAATTGCCATATGATGAAGATACTGGAGCTCCAGTTTCTTTTTGTTTCGTTGTTAAGTTAACAATATATTGTTTAAAATCTGGCGTATTAACAAATGAATCCATCATTTGTTGAGTTATTGTTACGTTAGGTGGTGCCTCAAATTTAACCGTAATTGTTCCCCCAACATCAACATTAGCGTTTGCAACCAATCCTGTTGTAGTTGTTGTAGTACTTTTACCACCATATTTTTCATCCGCAGTACTCACTCCACCATATCCATCAATTGATGGGTCATAGGCTCTTGCTTTTTCTTTACCTGTTATTTTTTCTGATGGTCTTGCCCCTAATTTTTGATACCCACTTCTTAACGCTCTTTCAAATGCTGTTGAATCTTTTGAACCTTCATATGCCGTTTGAACCATATCTTGCAAACCCTTTTTACTTTTTTCTTCAATACCTGAAAATTGAGTTTTCATTTTGTCAAAAAATGTTGAAAAATCTTCTTTTGTTCCTCCTGGCTTTTTAAGGTCTTTGAACAAATCAACCATTGATGTGATTGCAGTTTCAGTTTCTTTTCTTACGGTAGACGGTTTTGCAAATTCTTTTGATGCCGTCCCTGTTAAATTTCTAACCCCTCTGTCAAATCCTGTTACAGTATTCAAAATTTGACCAGCAGAAGCAACTCCACCAACTAATTTTTGCTTAATAGCCGCAACATCAGCGTTAACACTGGTACTTAAATCCAACTGAGCTTTGGCAAGTTCCTCCATTGTTTTAGGTCCATCTTTTTGTTCTTTGATTAACTTATCAAACTCTGTTTGTGAAATTTCAGAAAGTTTTCTAATTTGTTGGATTCCTTGGTCATCTTTAATTTTAACCTCGTATTCTCCAC